TCCGAAACAAAGAGCACTTGCCCATCTGCGGATGGGTCTATCTCCTGCTGAGATATGTGCCATCGACCCTGAATGCTACTTTACGCATTGGAGATCTATCAAGGCAGTTTATGAATCGTTCTTGATGAAACCTTTAATAGCCGTCGGCGAAGAGGAATAGATATGGCTCGTAAGTCCTATATCCGAAAGACCTCCCGTGGAGGCAAGATACAACCTGCAGTTCAGACGTTTACGTTTGTAACTCCCGGTAGCGGTGCAGCAACATCCTATGTTGATTTGTCACAGGTTGCCAGTATTCTTAATCGTCGATTTTATCGTCAAGGAATTAACTGGGCTGTTGCAGGTTTCAAAGTAACTTCTTTGCAAGCTGGTAACATTACTATTTCCAAGTTGCCTAATACTTGGGTTATGTCGAATGCTTGGGAAAAAGGATTTCGTGCATGGCAAAAGATGAACGCTTCTGCTCTTGCAGAGGCACCATCTGTACGTCCAAAGTTTTTGGATTTTAAAATATATGCTGATTCTGCTCAGCATCAAGCAGGATATGGTGCTAATTTGCTTCCATATTCTGTACCATCTAATGGTATTGCTGCCGTTGCAACCCCTGGTGAATGGGAAGCTTCTAAGATTGTAACACCGTTAACTGACGGTTCTGACAATGCGTTTTCGAGAGAACTTATGGCTACTGGTGCTAATTATGCCGGTGGCAATGGTGCTAGTGGATTATCTGCAGTTTCTTTAATTGAAGGATATGCAGCATCACGTGGATTACCAAATGTTTTGGACCCTAACGCTCCTGCAGACGCTGCCGATGCTAACGGCACTGCTCCAGAGAATTGGATGTCTGCAATGTTCAACGAAGGTACTGATGTTGACGAACATGTTCTTGACGATATGATTGCTGAAAACAATATTGCACCTTATCCATTTGAGAATGATGGTGTGCATGTTGATACAATGTACCCCGGTGGTGCTAACCAGTTGTCAGGTCTTGAATGGCATGATTTTGCTCAAATCTATTCAACTTCTGATACTACTAACGTTGGAATTACACGTTTGAAAGGTGGTAACTTTCCTTGTGGTCTCATTCGTTTTGATTGGGCACCTTCTGGTGAAAATGCAAATTTGGTTATTCAAATTGATCTCATACCAGGTAACCATCGTGGATACCTTTGTGAACCTATGACGGAGATGTGATATTATGATTAAAGAAACAACTGTCGCCGCTGAAACAGTCAAGAATACGGTCACTGCCGCCTCTATTCTGTCACATCTTAAGAACAACCGTATCGAGTATCTCGCTATGGCTATCCTCGCCCATCTTTTGGGTGTTAGTGATCGTATCTTGGCACAAGCTTCAGGAGTGTGCTTTTAATGGCCAAGTATAATTATGGAAAAACTTTTTCGAAGAATGGTAAACTAATGCGTTACCGTTATACAAACAAGCGCAAGTCTACTAAAAAATTGGTAGCAGCGAAGTCTACTAAAAAGCGTACGTACAGGAAGCGATATTGATGTCCGAAACCTGTCCTCGTTGTGGGTCAGGAGATACACACAGATGGGATATTCCTCATTATGGTGTGGTACATTGCCAGTGTATGGTATGCGAAAAGGAATGGGTTGAATGACTAGTTATTTCGAAATTAGTGGTCATATTGTCGAGTGTCCGACAGATGATAACACCTCACTTCCATCGTCTATTTCGATGGTTTCAGTAGCCGAACGCCCGGGACGAGGGCGTCATTCGGCAATGAACGAGAACTTTAGTTCGAGAACATCGGTTCGTGTTCGTACACGTGCTGATATCCACAGAGAGATCCAAAGGTATGCTTTTGATATGTGGACTATTCCGATTAGACACGGCAGACCTTCTGACGTTATTGCTCCTTTGGGAGCTGGTAGTCGGAATTTTAAGTTATCAATGGAGAGGAATCGTGAGTTTTACGATTATCTTTCCGAATGAGGCGAAGCCGAACAATAGGGGGGGCAACTGGCGCATTTTGTGCGTTAGTATTATTACCCCCCCCCTTTTAACACTTAACATGCGAGTGACAAAGAGCATGAAAGTGATTGTGAAGATTAACAGCCAAAGTTGTATCCGATGTGGATACACATACTGCGGGTGTTGGAGATGACACAGCTGACAATGTTTCATTTTATGAAGAATGAAGAATTAATGTGTCACAGCTGCGCAAGTGGATTGATGAATCCATGTCATCCTGATGCGAGATTACAATGTTTTATTGGAAGGGATGCAGAATGAAGTTGTTTGAATTTATTTCATTAGAACAACGTATAGATTGCTATGCAGCATTAAGAAATTTTTCAGATGCTGTCAACTGGGTAGTTGAAGTTGACAATCGAATTCTTGATCACCTATGGATAGAGGTGGGAGAATGAATCAGCAGAAACGCCACTGGTGTTCTACGGTATGGCCTAAACATATTGGATATGAGGCCACTGATGATGAAGCGGAACTTATTGACGCCTTTACTGACTTCTGGGAGGAACTCACAGAAGCCCCCGGCTTAAAGTATGGAATCGCTCAAATTGAGCGGAGTCCAGACACGGGGAGTCTTCACATACAAGCGTACACCGAATGGGCGCAATCTAAGAGATTGAAAGAGGTGTACAAGATATTGCCATCCAATCTGGATTTCCGACGTGGCAGCCGAGAGGTTGCACGTGACTACTGTCGTAAAACGGATACTAGAGTAAAGGTTCTACCTGAAATTGGAGAATGGCGAAAGGAGAAAGCAACAGCTGTATCTCCGAAACAAAGAGCACTTGCCCATCTGCGGATGGGTCTATCTCCTGCTGAGATATGTGCCATCGACCCTGAATGCTACTTTACGCATTGGAGATCAATTAAAGCAGTTTATGAATCGTTGCTTATGAAACCTTTAATAGCCGCTGGCGAAGAAGAGTAATTATGGCCCGCCGTAAATCTACCCGTGGTAGCAAGATACAACCTGCTGCAATGACATTGACTTTCAATTATGATGTTACAGCCAGTCCTAATGCGTTCATTGATTTGTCGCAAGTTGCCTCTTTGGTCAACCGACGATTTTACAGACAGGGAATTAACTGGGCTGTTGCTGGATTTAAAGTGCTGACAACTGGTACAGGACAAATACAGATTTCCAAGTTGCCTAATACTTGGGTTATGTCGAATTCATGGGAGAAGGGATTCCGAACATGGCAAAAAATGAACAATGAGGCTATTGCTGAAGCAGGTTCACTGCGTCCTCGTTTTTTGGATTTTAAGATCTATGCAGATGCAGCACATCATGCCCTTGGTTCTGGCAACAATTTGCTTCCTGTTTCTTCTGGATTGGGTGTGTTTGCACCCGGAGAATGGGATTACTCAACTTATGAAGTTCCACAGTCTACTACTGATGCTTCTACCGTAGGTGGCAATTCAGTTACTCGTGATGTCGTAGCCGTTGGTGCTAATTACGTAGGCCCCGGTGCTTCCGGTAATTTTGCATTATCACTTATTGAGGGATATGCTGCTTCTCGTGCTTTGCCGAATATTGAAGATCCAAATATGCCTGAAGATGCTTCTTCGGCTGGTGGTAATTTGCCTCAAAATTGGCAGGTTGCTCTTTTTAATGACGGTAGTCAACAGGATTCTGAGGTTATTCAAGACCTTGAAACACAGAATAATCAAGCACCATATCCTTTTGAGAATGATGGTATTAACTTGGACACAATGTACCCTGGTGGTGCAAACCAAGGCCCTGGATTACAGATTCACGACGTAGAATTAGTTACTGCTACTACGATTGGTGGAACAACCCGCTTGAAGGGTGGAAATTTCCCATGTGGTCTTGTCAACATTGCTTCTACTATTGAAGGACAAATTACTCTACAAATTGACCTTGTCCCCGGTAATCACCGTGGTTATTTGTGTGAACCTATGACGGAGATGTGATATTATGCTTAAAGAAACAACACCAGCTGCAATTGAAACAGTCAAGAATACGGTCTCTGCCGCCTTTATTTTGTCACATTTAAGGAACAACCGTGTAGAATATCTCGCTGTTGCTATCCTCGCTCACCTCTTGGGTGTCAGCGACCGTATCTTGGCACAAGCATCAGGAGTGTGCTTCTAATGGCCAAATATAATTACGGAAAAACTTTCAAGAAGAACGGTAAAATGGTTCGATACCGTTATACTAACAAGCGCAAGTCTACTAAAAAATTGGTAGCAGCGAAGTCTTCTAAAAAGCGGACGTATAGGAAGCGATATTGATGCAACCTGAAATCTGCCCTCGTTGTGGGTCAGGTGATGTTTCAGTTGCTTACGTACCCGAACATTGGGTAGATCATTGTATTTGTAACACATGTTTGGAGGAATGGGTTGAATGACATCATATTTTGAAATTAGCGGTCACATTGTAGAATGTTCTACGGATGACAGCACTTCACATCCATCGTCTTCATCGATGGTTTCTGTAGCCGAGCGACCGGAACGAGGTCGCAATTCGGCAAAGGATGAGACATCTTTGATGTCGATAACATCGCCTGCTTTGGCGGGTAAATCTAATTCCGAACGTAAGGATCTTGCTCGTATGTTTGGCGGAGGAATGATACGGGCAGGTATAGCCATTTTATGGGTACCTGATCCTATTCCATTTGTTGATGAGGTTGTCGGGGCTGCTCTTATTGGAGCAGGCACGGGTCTCATCATGTATTCTGAAAGTTGAGGCGAAGCCGA